ATAAGGATATAGAAATAGCTAAATCAAATATACAAGCCCAAAAAACTATACTTGAAAATTTATCAGTATCTAAACAAGAGAATATAATTAAGATAGATGAAAAGATAGAAAAGTATAGAGAAGATATAAAAGAAATACAAAACAAAATAATTACATTAAATAAAAGACTTTTAGAGATTGATAGTTTAACAACTGACTCAGTAGATGTATTTGATCGTATAGACAAAGCAAGAAAACTAATCGCAATAAATGAAAGTCGTATTGCTGAGATACAAGAAAAGATAATATTTTTTAACGAGAACGAAAATTGTCCTACTTGCGAATCAACAATACAGCATAAGCAACATGCACTAAGTAAATTAGAAAAAGAAAAAGAAGATATAAAATCTAGACTCTCTAAACTATTAGAAGCTTTGACTGCTGGAGAAACTAGATCGAGAGAAATAAGAACATTATTTAATGAGAAAATAGAAATTAATAATGAAATATCTAATTTAAATACTAGTGTAAAATTTACTGAAACTAATATTGAAAACAATATAGCTGAAAAACAATCATTATCAGATACAACTAGTGATACCAACAAATATAAAGATAAAATTAAAGAATTAGCTGAACTAGCATTAGTTGATGTTGACAAAAAGAATAATTTAATGCAGATAATAGAACTAGAAAATACTTCTAAATTACTCTTACAAGATTCAGGTGTTAAAACTGCTATTATTCGAAAGTATTTACCTGTGATGAATAAGTTGATTAATAAATATTTACAAGCGATGGACTTTTATGTTCATTTTGAATTAGATGAGAACTTCACTGAGACGATACGTTCAAGACATAGAGATGAATTCACTTATGATAGTTTTTCAGAGGGTGAAAAGATGCGTATCGACTTAGCTATATTGTTCACATGGCGACATATAGCGAAATTGAAGAACAGTATTAATACATCTTTATTGGTACTGGATGAAATATTTGACTCATCTTTAGATGCATCAGGTGTAGATTATTTTCTAAATCTAATCTCGCAACTAGACGCACAAGTTAATGTTTTCGTAATTAGCCATAAGGGTGATACTCTAATTGAAAAATTTATGAGTACAATTAAATTTGAGAAGAAAAACGACTTCTCTACAATCGTAAATGCATAAACTATGAAAAGAAAACACAAAAAACCAATAACGATAAATCCATTTACTGGAAAATCAAATGAAGTAATTGTCCGTCAAGGAATGGCATCACAAACATCTGATGCTTATGGTGCTGTTGATAGAAGAGATGAATCTAAAACAGTTCTTAGAGATAAACAACATCACTTATACTTCAAATTAAAGCTAATTGAAAATTGGATATATGAAAAGAAACATCGTAAGTTTTTTTCCGATTCAGAACCAACTATAAAACAATTAGAGGTGCAACGTCATAACATGAAACATGAATATAATCGTGTGTCTAAATTATTAAAAGAAAGTAAATAATGACTGATATAAAAGAAGTTATATGGGATTCAGTGGACGAAAATGGTAATCCTATAAATCCAAGACTAGCTACTGTTGAAGAAATAGAAACAAAAAAGAAATCAAAAGGACTTCCTATCATAGAAGAATCTTTTGATAAACGTATTACAAAACCAGAACCAACTAAGGTAGAAGTTAATATAACAAAGAGTAGTATAGATGGTAAAGAAATTATAACACCAGTAAGAACAACAGATGGTTTAATTCCATGGAACGATCCACGTTTAAAAACACCACCAAAAGAATGGGACTTTAAAAAACCAGTAGAAGAAGCAGCACAATTAGGTTTATTATTAATTAAAGTAGCACAAAAATTAAATGGTGCTGGACTTTCAGCGAATCAAATAGGAATAGACGCAAAGGTGTTCGCAATTACAGTAATTGAAAATTATCAATATGCTGCTTTTAATCCAGTAATATTAGAATCATCAGAAGAAACTGAATTAATGGAAGAGGGATGTTTATCTCGTCCTGGACTGTGGTTGAAAATATCAAGACCAAAAAAAATTAAAGTTAAGTATTTTACATTTAAAGGTGAAGAAGTGCTTAATGAATTAGATGGTTTTCATTCGAGAGTATTTCAGCACGAATACGATCATATGCTAGGAATAGACTTTACTCAAAGAGTGGGTAAATTAAAATTAGATATGGCTTTAAAAAAATTAGATAAACAATTAAGAAAAGCTGCAACTACTCAGCAATTAGAATACGAAGCGAAACTAAGACCTAAGTTATTTGCAGAATAATTTACTTCCAAGATTTTTTATAGTATAATATATGTCTAATCAATTAAAAAGGTATTTTTATTATGGACTCAAGATTTGACCACATCAATTCCCTTCAAAAACAAAAACAAGCATTCGAATATCAATTAAGAAAAGATAAAGAAAGAAGCCAAACTCTTAAAGAAATACAACACATAGGTGTTATATTTGGTGCTGGGTTTTTATTTGGATTATTATTCAATGTCATATTCTTTTAAATCACATAACGAATTAAATAAAAATTTGACTGATTACATTTCAACAGTCACTGATAAAGAAGACATTTCTAAAATACCGATCGAATCGATTAATGATTTTTTAAATGGTTTAGAGTCATTTTTAGAAGAATCAGCAAGTAATTAAGGCGAAATTAAGGCGACTTCAATATAAGTTATTGATTTATATATCTTTTTTATTTTCTCCTAATTATATACTTTTAGATCGTTTTATAGTAGAATATATGTATATATTATGAATAAAAAAGATTTATTAGCGAAACTACTTTCTACTGAAAATATAACTGTTTTAAGACAGCCTGTTGCGACTGCATCTTTTAACGTTGAAACTAGAGTTCTTACTCTTCCTGTCTGGAAGAACCTTTCCGAAAATATCGAAAATATGTTAATTGCTCATGAAGTAGGGCATGCTCTTTACACTCCATTTAGAAAATCAGAAACAGAAGAATTTAATAATAATAAACTATTACATTCTTGGGCGAATGTTATTGAGGATGTTAGGATTGAAAAGAAAATACAAAACGAATATCCAGGATTGAAAAAAGACTTTGTTTCAGCTTATAAAGAATTAGTTGATAGAAATTTCTTTGGTGTTAAAGGTAGAGATTTAGTAAAAGAACAATTTATTAATAAAGCAAATTTGTTTTATAAAGCTGGTTATAACTGTGGTGTTAAATTTACAACAGAAGAATATGGTTATATAAAAGAAATTGATAATTGTGAAACGTTTGATGATGTTATGAAGTTAGCAAAAAAACTTACTGCTTATTCTGTTGCTAAAAAAGAATTAGAAAAACAAGCTTTAGAAAAACTTGCTGCATTGTACTTACAAAATGGTGATGAGAATGAACAAGGTGAACAACTTAAAGATTCTTTAAAAGATCTTCTTATGGATGAACTGGACGAAAATGGAAACAAAATAGGTGGTTCTAAATCTAATCCTGAAATAACTGTTCCTGAAACTGATAATACTACTGAACAAACAATTCAAGACAAGTTTGATAATATGTTATCAAAACACACAAGCAATAATGAATTTGTTATGGTTGACTATAATCCAAAATTTGTAGGATTCGATCCTTATGTACCATATACAAAATATATGGCAGATGTAGATGCTTGGTTAGCAATTAGAAAAACTAAGGAAGATTTAGAATTATTAAATGCTAAAAAAGCAGGTCATGAAGGATGGGAAACTACTGAAGATAAAATAAGATTAGCGAGCAGTGAATTCAATTCATATCTACAAGAAACTAAAAAAGAAGTAAATTACTTGCTTAAAGAATTTGAAATGAGAAAATCAGCAAATCAATATTATAGAACAAAAGAACATAAAACTGGTGTAATTGATATTAGAAAATTAGCATCTTATAAAATTAAAGAAGAAATATTTAAAACTATCCAATCATTACCAAAGGGAAAAAATCATGGAATGGTTATGTTAATGGATTGGTCTGGTAGTATGAGTGGTATATTAAAAGATGTTATTAAACAAGTTTATTTAATGACTAGTTTTTGCAAAATAGCAAATATACCATTTACTGTTCTTGCTTTCACTAATGGTATATCTGACTCTAATCCTGAGAAAGCATTATGTGATGTTGAAAGAACAAAACAATTTGGTGAAAGATATATACCTTATGATAATAAACTATCGCCTGAAGAAAATCAAGCTAAAAAGACAATTTCTACAAATCAATTAGATGTTGAGATGTTTAGAGTTGTTGAACTTTTATCTAATAAAATGAGCAAAGAAGAGTATAATAAAATGGGTGCTTTATTATTCTCTGAAATGTATAAGAATGTTTCTAATTATAAATTAGCATCAACACCTTTAAATGAATCTTTATATTATATGATTGATTTCTTACCAAAATTTAAAAAATTAAATAATGTTCAAAAACTTTCTTTTATAGTATTAACAGATGGCGAAGGACATAGCATCTATCCAAGACGTTTTGAATCTTACAGTTCTTATGGATCTACTATAAAAAAACATTTATATCTTAGAAAAGATAATAAAGACTATGAATTTAAAACATATATGCAAACTGGTGCTTTAATTAAAATGATAAAAGATCAAGATCCAAATACAACTTGTCTTGCGTTTTCTTTAATAAGAAACAATAGAAGATACATAAGCAATACATTATCTCAATTAACTAGTTATACAAATAATGGTCATTTTGGAAATGCTGATGAATCTTCAGTAATTAAAATAGCAAAAGATTTTAAAGAATTAGGTGCTTCTGCATTAAAAGAAATTAATTCTTATGATGAATATTATTTAATCCCGATAGAAAGTATTAAACCTGAAGCTTTGAATATTACTAATGATTTGAATTCTACAAAAGAAAAAACAGCAAATCAAATAGCAAAATCATTTACTAAGCTTTTAAAACAAAATAGAAATAGTAGATTCTTATTAACTTCTTTTGCAAAACAGGTAGCATAATGGCTGAAACAATTTCATTAAAAGATAAAATTATAGAGTTAAGATCTAAAATACTTATACATTCTTATATGTATTGGTATAAAGACAATCCTCTTGTGTCTGATGCTTTATTTGATGCTTGGAAAAAACAATTAGTTGAATATCAAGCTGAGCATAAACAAAAATTTCCTAATGAAAAAATAGAGTTTTTTGAAACTGCATTTATTAATTGGGATGGTACTAATTCAAAGGCACTCCCTTTATTTGATGAATGGATTACGAATAGAGTTGAGATGCTGGACAAATATAAAAATGCAACTCCATACTTTAATATTTAAATTTATGATATTACTTTCTCTATCAGGTTGTTTTGGTTCTACACTATTAACTTTGGGTGGAATTAAAATAACCACTGGAGATGTAATAACAAAAATCGTTAAAATTGTACCAAAAAACGATGAAAATCTAGAAGATTACGAAAATAAAAAACTATAATATGACTAAGCTATTGAAATATATATCTTTTTTATTTTCTGGAAGTATATACTTTTTCAACGATTTATGGTATAATATATGTATAAACTAACTAAAAAAGGCAAATATATGATGAATGATGTGAATATAAAAAAGTTTGTAGAATCTCTACATAAATCTTATTCCAATGATGAAAATAAATTCAATTGGAAACAAATCGTTAAGGTTTTTAAAACTAGTAAATTTGATAACAAATCAGAAGTTTATAATTGGGTGAGAGCACAAAAAGCTGGAAGAGGTGCTTATATTATTCCTCTTTCAAGTGTTTCTTCTTCAGTGACAAATAATGTTGTCAAAGTAGATACTGTAAAATCTGAATCTTCTAATTTAGATGTTAAGTCTTTAGTTCCAATTAGAGATAGTAATTATGTTCCATTCGGAAATTACAAAGATTTAGAAACTATTATATCTTCCAAACAATTTTATCCAACATTTGTGACTGGACCGACTGGTAATGGTAAATCTACTTCAATTGAACAAATTTGTGCAAAACATAAAATTTCTTTAATTAGAGTTAATTTAAACAGCTTAACAGATGAAGATCAATTAATTGGTACTAAAACACTTATCGATGGTAATATACAAATCGTAGAGGGACCAGTTGTTATAGCAATGAGATTAGGAATACCATTATTGCTTGATGAGATCGATGCTGGTGGTGCTAATACTCTATTATGCTTGCAACCTATCCTTGAAGGAAAGCCATTCTATTTTAAATTAAAGAATGAGATTATCGTTCCTAAATTTGGCTTTAATATATTCGCGACAGCGAACACTAAGGGTAAGGGATCAGAAGATGGAAGATATATTGGTACGAATGTTTTGAATGAAGCATTTCTTGAAAGATTTGCTGTGACATTTCAACAAGAATATCCAACACCATCGATTGAATTAAAGATCGTTAAAAATCTGATGGACTCTTATAAGTGTAAGAATGACAAATTTGCTCAGACTTTAGTTAAGTGGGCTGATGTAATTAGAAAAACAAATGAATCTGGTGGTGTTGATGAAACAATTACTACAAGAAGATTGGTTCATATTGTAAGAGCATATTCAGTATTTAAAGATATTGATAAATCTATACAGTTATGTACGAATAGATTCGATGAAGCAACAAGACTTGCTTTTATTGATTTATTTGACAAAGTATCAAATAACAAAGAAACTTCGGCTCCGAAACCATCAGAGTCTGAAGTTGCGAGTGCTGTAGTTAATCAACAACAAACAGTGAGTGCTTAATGCTAACTTGGAATTCACTTACTAAATCACAAAAACGTTGGGTAGAAAACGTTGCGAAAATTCTACCCGATTGTGTGACCAATGGGCATATTACAGCAACACAATGTTATGACTCTTTTAAACTATTAGAAAAACAAAGAGTTTCAGGTAGTCCAAAAATTGGATATCCAAATTGGTTGTTTAAACTTAATAAAATTAAAAGAGGAATCTATTTGTTTCCAGCAGAGGGAGTGACAGTACAAAAAGCATCTCAATCTTTAAGTGGGAAAGCTGAACCTATTGCTATTACCAACAGAGTATCAGAAGAAGATAAATCGTTTTTGAATGATTTAAAAGCTTTTGGTATTGATATAAAAGTTTCTTAATGGGAGTTTGTTAGTTTATTGTGAAGTGGGAGTCCCATATAAGAAAATTTCATTTTTTCTCCCACTTTACTTACAATAAAAAATATAATATAATAGTGATATGATAACATACGATAATGCTTCTAAAGCCCAAAGAAAATGGATTGATGCAGTAATTACTATTTTTCCAAATATTGAGAAAACTGGAGTAATTTCAGCAGCAGAATGTTATTCTGCTCATATGAATTTATTAAAAAATCGTAAAGCAGATTCAGATAAAATAGGATATCCTAATTGGCTATTTAAAACCAATAAAATAAGTCCAGGAGTTTATTTTTTTCCTGCGAAAGGATTAAACCCTGAGAGTATAGTTAAAACGACTCCAGTGGGAGATTCTTCTGTAAGAGCAGAAGTATCAAAGACAGAAGAAGATAAACAATTTTTTAAAGATGTATTAACAAATGTATAAATTTAACGAAGATAAACTAATAAAAGAATTAAAAGAATATATTGACCAAACATATAAAGGTCATTATTCTAAAAAGAAATTTCAGTCAACAGAGTTCATCGTTGATTGTGGTCATGGTCTAGGATTTACACTAGGCAATGTTTTAAAATATGCTCAAAGGTATGGGCATAAAGATGGACAAAATCGTAAAGATCTTTTAAAGATTTTACACTATGCTCTTCTTGCTTTACATATACACGATCAAGGAGAAAAACTTAATAATGAAAAGGAGTGAGAATGAAACTAAGTAAAGAAACACTTGCGATTATGAAAAACTTCGCAGGTATTAATGCCAATCTAATGCTAAAGAATGGTAATAAAATATCAACAATATCGCCAGCAAAAAGTGTAATGGCTGTAGCACAAATTTCAGAGAACTTGCCAATTAATGGTTCTGGAAATTTTGGTATATATGAATTAAACGATTTTCTATCAGCTTACACATTAATGGAAGATCCAGATTTAACATTTGCTGATAATTTCTGCATGATTTCTAAAGGTCATCAAAAAATTAAATTCTATTCAGCAGCAAGTGAAATGCTACTTGTTCCATCAAAAGAAAGTTTGCCTGTTTCTGATGATGTATCTTTTAATTTAAGAGCAGCAGATTTAGATATTATTTCAAAGTCAGCAGCAGTTTTAAAAGTAAGTGATATATCAATCGTATCAAAAGATGGTAAAGTAAGTGTTGAAGTTGCTGATAAAAAAGCACAACAAGCTGCAAAATCAGGACAATCAACAGCTAATACTTTTAATCTAGATATTGGTACATCAGATAAAGAATTTAAAGTGAATATGAAAGTTGATAATTTACAAAAAATTGTACTTACAGATTATGTAGTGACAGTTGATAGCAAAAAACTATCTAAATTTTCAGCGACTAAAGGTTCGCTAGTATATTACATCGCAATCGAATCTGATTCTGTAATCGGCAAATAATCTAATGGGAGGAATACTCCCATTATACATCTATATTATATTATGATAAACACATCTGAAAATCAATTTGTTTGGGTTGAAAAGTATCGTCCTCGTACAATCAACGAATGTATCTTACCTAAAAATTTTAAACTTACATTAAAGTCTTTCATTAAAGGAGGACAGATACCACATTTTCTATTTTATGGTACAGCAGGAGTTGGTAAAACTACTGTCGCTCGTGCACTATGTGATGAAATTGGTGCTGAATATATAATCATAAATGGTTCTGAAGAGGGTCGTATGATTGATACTCTAAGAGTAAAGATTAAAGGATTTGCTTCAACTGTATCTTTGACTGCAGCAAAAAAAGTAATTATTCTAGATGAAGCTGACTATATGACTCCGAATATAATGCAACCAGCTTTAAGAGCATTTATAGAAGAGTTTTCTTCTAATTGTAGATTTATACTTACTTGTAATTTTAAGAATAAAATTATTGATCCGATTAAATCAAGATGTTCTGTAGTTGACTTTAAAATACCAAATGATGAGAGAGCAGTTATTGCTACTGATTTTTTCAATAGAGTTGTTGAGATCCTGGAAAAAGAAAATATAAAATACGATAAGAAAGTAGTTGCTACTCTTATACAAAAGTTCTTTCCTGACTTTAGAAAAACATTAAACGAACTACAAAGATATTCGGTAGGTGGTACTATCGACACAGGAGTTCTTGTGGGGGTATCAGATGAGTCTTATACAAACTTATTTAAATATTTAAAGAATAAAGAGTGGGATAAAATGCGTGAGTGGATTGATCTTAATTCAGACATTGATACTACAAATTTATTCTCAGAGATATTTGAAAAATGCCATCCATCAATTGAAAAGAATTCAATACCAGAGTTGGTTTTAATACTAGCAGATTATCAATACAAGTCAGCTTTCGTAGCAGATGCGAATATTAATAAGATTGCTGCAATGACAGAGATAATGAAAAAATGTCAGTGGAAGTAAAAAAGTATAAAACAAATCCATTTAAGTTCGTCACAGCTATCAATTACAGTAAAGAAAACCTACACGAAACAGAGACTTTCGAAGAAGATTATTTGCCTTATATTATTAATAGATCTCTCTCTATGTTTCCAGATACAGTCCAAATAGCTAATGAAATCAACATTTTGCATTATGTTCCAAAGAAGTGGCAATTTCTGTTTTACCTAAATATAGTCGCTAAGAAGAAAAGATATTCGAATAAAAAGTGGGCAAAAAAATCTAAAGATTCTAATGAACCTTTTATTATGGAATATTATAACGTTTCTGCTCAAAAAGCAAAAGAGATATTATCCCTTTTAAAACCAGAGCAGATTGAAATTATTAAATCAAAATTTTATAAAGGTGGCATACAATGAGTGAAGTTGAAAATAAACAAGAATCATTAGAGACTGTAAAAGAAGATTCAAATAAGTCTGTTCCATATGCATGGAGTCCAGACAAAATGTTAGAAGTTTTTCTGATCGAACCAGATAACTTTTTAAAAATTAGAGAAACATTAACACGTATCGGTATCGCAAGTCGTACTGATAAAAAACTATATCAATCTTGTCATATATTACATAAACAAGGAAGATATTTTATCGTTCATTTTAAAGAATTATTCTCTTTAGATGGAAAAGAATCTAATATTACTACAAACGATATTGAAAGAAGAAATACAATAGCTGTATTATTGGCTGATTGGGGATTATTAAAAATTAAAGATCTTGCCCAAATTTCATCCAAAGCTTCTTTAAGTCAAATCAAAGTTTTAGCACATAAAGACAAAGCAGGTTGGGAACTTGTGGCTAAATATAATATTGGAAAAAGAGCGAAATAATATGAAAAAAATAATAACATGTATAGCAATTTTATTGTCTATATTTTCTATAAACTTTATCACTAACACAACGAGTGCAGCTGACAACAATGGTCATGGATTTGTCTATCATCGTTCAGACTGTTCTCCAGGATGGGTAAGATTGTATGGGGATGGTGGTCGTATGCGTGGCACTGAGTGTGGGCAATGGCTGAGTGAGTTTGCAATGGAAGTGATACACACAACAGATTACAATTTTAATGTGGATCAACTGACGTGTTTGGGCACACAATTCAGTTTTCAAAATTATTGGGCGAATTATCATATCTCAGATGATGAACTTAGAAATTGCGATCTAG